CGTACGGGACTTTCTCAACTGGGATTAATATCAAAAATCTACACAATGTAATTTTTGCATCACCATCTAAATCTAGAATTCGAAATTTACAATCAATTGGAAGAGTTCTAAGAAAAGGTGATAAGAAAACAAAAGCGACTTTGTATGATATTGCTGATGATATTAGTTACAAATCGAAGAAAAATTACACTTTGAATCATTTGATTGAAAGAATTAAAATTTATAATCAAGAAAATTTTAATTATGATATAGTAAATATACCTTTAAAAAAATAATGGGAGAAGAGTTCTACAGCGTAATCAAACTTGTATCAGGTGAAGAAATCTTTGCCTTGGTTTCGATTGACAACGATCAGGAAGATCCGATTGTAGTTCTTCAAAATCCATTAGTAATGAAGGTAATGAGTTCATCACGAGGAGGTTATATTAAAGTAAATCGATGGATTGAATTATCTTCTGAAGATATTTTCATTATGAGACTTGATCGAATCTTAACTATGTCTGAAAGTAAAGATGCGAAGTTGATTGCCATATATGATAATTTTATTGCTGACGAGCAAGGAGAACTAACTTTTGATGTATCTCAACCAACTGGAGAAGTTGAAATCACAAATACCATGGGTTATGTTTCTTCAGTAGAAGATGCTCGTAAAAAATTTGAAGAGCTCTTTAAGATTAATCAAGAACCTAAAGAAAACTAATATATCCCTTTCAACCCTTACAGAGTTGATTGTACACACAATTAAACACTTTGTCAAGTATGTAAAGATTTACCTTACTTGTATAAACGAAATAGTATGCTATAATAGAAATATTGTAGAGACGAGAAACAAATGCCATGCCTAGAAAAAAGTCAGAACACTATGTAAATAACAAACAACTTCTAGAGGCACTTATTGTTTATAGAGAAAAAGTTGCTCATGCAAAAGAAAATGATTTACCAAAACCAAGAATTACAAACTATCTTGGAGAGTGTTTCTTAAAGATTGCAACTCACTTATCATATAAACCAAATTTTGTTAACTATATGTTCCGTGACGATATGATATCAGATGGAATTGAAAACTGCGTACAGTACATTCATAACTTTGATCCTGAGAAATCCAAAAACCCTTTTGCCTACTTCACTCAAATTATTCACTATGCATTTCTAAGAAGAATACAAAAGGAGAAGAAACAGTTAGATATTAAAACAAAAATTATAGAGAGAAGTGGTTTTGATGAAGTGATGATGGTTGATGACACTGCTCTTACTGGCAATAGTTCTGATTATAATACAATCAAAGACAATATTATTTACAAATCTAATCGATGAAACTAGGATTAGTGGCAATTATTTTTATTGTATTTTTACATCTATTAGGTATATCTGTGTCAGAATTTAACACAAGTCCAAATAACAACGAAATTTTATGGAGGGATGAATGAAAGTAGCAATTATAACAGATACTCATTATGGTGCTCGTAAGGGTTCTGACCATCTTCATAATTACTTTGAGATGTTTTATCGTGATGTTTTCTTTCCGTCTCTAGAAAAATATCAAGTTGATACTGTCATTCACATGGGAGATATATTTGATAGTCGTAAGTCAATTGACCTTAAAAGTCTTGAATGGTCAAAGAAGGTTGTATTTGAACCACTTAAAAAGTACAATGTTTATGCGATTGTTGGAAACCATGATTGTTACTATAAAGATACGAATTATGTAAATTCACCAGAACTTTTATTAAGAGCATATCCAAATATTAAATTATATTCAAAAGCAACTGAAATTGAGATTGATAAGTTAAAGATACTGATGTTACCTTGGATTAATTCTGAGAACTTTGCTGAAACAAAGGAACTAATTGATGGTTGTGAGTCAAAGGTTGCAATGGGTCATTTGGAAATCAATGGATTCAGAGCAACTCGTGGTCACATGATGGAAAATGGTATGGATACAAGTGTCTTTGATAAGTTCGATAGAGTTTATTCTGGACATTTCCATACTCGTTCAACTGATGGTAAGATATACTATCTTGGAAATCCATATGAAATGTATTGGAATGATGTAAACGACACAAGAGGATTTCATATATTTGATACGGATACTTTAGAACTGACTCCAATTAATAATCCTTATAAATTATTTTATAACGTATATTATGATGATACTAACTATAAGTTGTTCAATACTTCAATTTACAAAAATAAAATTGTAAAAGTCATTGTTCGTAAGAAAAGTAAGATTAAAGAGTTTGAAAAATTTATCGATAAACTCTATGCGTCAGGTGTTCAAGACTTAAAGATTATCGAAAATTTTGAAATTCAAGAGAGTGAAGAGTTTGATATTAATGAAGATGAGAATACACTTTCTATACTAAACCGTTATATTGAGGAATCTGAGTTTGATTTAGACAAAAACATTATTAAAAATATATTTCAAGATCTTTATAGAGAAGCCTGTGAGGTAGAGTAATGTGGTTACTTACTTTAAGAGATAAAAAAATGGATGGTGCATATGCTGTTCATGATGACAATGGTGATAAAGTATTGTTTATGTTTGAAAGTCATGATGATGCTGAAAGGTATGCTATGATGATTGAAGAAGATCCAATTACACCTAAATCGATGGATGTTATAGAAATTGACGGAGAGCTTGCCATAAGGACTTGTAAGCTGTATAATTACAAATATGCTGTAATTACACCAGATGATTTTGTGATACCACCTAAGAATGATAATATTTGAAGAGATTAAATGGAAGAATTTTCTGTCAACAGGAAACCACTGGACAGAGATAGATTTTCAAAAACACCAAACAAATATGGTGATAGGTAAAAATGGTGCTGGAAAGTCAACCATGTTAGATGCCCTTACCTTTGTTTTGTTTAATAAACCTTTTCGTAAAATTAATAAAGGTCAATTAGTCAATACAAGTAATGAGAGAGATTGTTTAGTTGAGATAAAATTTAGTGTTAATAATCGAGACTATCTTGTAAGACGTGGAATCAAACCAAATATATTTGATATTGAAGTTAATGGTAATGCCCTTCATCGAGAGGCAGATGATAGATCGAATCAAAAAATACTAGAGGAAAATATACTAAAGGTAAATTATAAATCATTTACTCAAATTGTGATCTTGGGTAGTAGTAACTTTGTACCATTCATGCAATTAAGTGGATCAAATCGTAGAGAAGTTATTGAGGATCTCCTTGATATTCGTATATTTTCTGCAATGAATAATATTATCAAAGATAAAATACGCATTCAAAAGGAAGGTATAAGGTCATTAGATTTAAAGAAAGATAATATTAAAGATAAAATGAATATGCAACAGAATTTTATCAAAGAATTAGAAGAACAGGGAAAGAATAGTGTAAAGTCTAGTAAAGATAAAATTGCTACTTTGATGGATGATGCAGAGAATTGCTCTCTCCAGAATGAAAAATTAGAAGATGATGTTTTTGATCTGACAGAACAGCAAGAAAAATTGATTGGTGCAGGTGAAAAGTTATTAAAGCTTAACAATTTGAAAGGTAAATTGTCTAATAAAGTATCAACCCTTACCAAGGAACATAAGTTTTTCACAGATAATACGGTTTGTCCTACCTGCACTCAGGGTATTGAAGAAGAGTTTCGGTTAAATAAAATTAATGACGTTCAAACTAAAGCCAAGGAACTCAAAAAAGGTTATCAAGACCTTGAAGATACCATCAAAAAAGAGCAAGACCGAGAGCGTCAATTCAATCAATTATCAAAGGAGATTACTAAACTCAATAATGGCATTTCTAAAAACAATACTAAAATCTCTGGTTTTCAACGACAGATCAGAGATTTGGAATCTGAAATTCAAACTACTACCGAACGATTTAAGAATAGAAATACTGAACATGAAAAACTAAAAGAGTTTAAAGAAAATCTCCAAACAACAATCGAAGAACTATCTGAGAAGAGACAAGATATCAATCACTATGATTTTGCATATTCTCTTCTGAAGGATGATGGAGTCAAGACAAAAATAATTAAAAAATATTTACCATTTATCAATCAACAGGTAAATCGATATCTACACCTGATGGATTTTTATATAAATTTCACTTTGGACGAAGAGTTTAGTGAAACTGTTAGGTCACCTATCCATGAGGATTTTTCATACTCTTCTTTTAGTGAGGGAGAGAAGATGCGTATTGACTTGGCATTACTCTTTACTTGGAGAGAAGTTGCAAGAGTTAAGAACTCAGTCAATACAAATCTATTAATTATGGATGAGGTATTTGATTCATCTCTTGATGGATTTGGTACAGATGAGTTTCTTAAAATTATTCGATATGTAATCAAAGGTGCAAATGTTTTTGTTATATCCCATAAGACTGAATTGAATGATAAGTTTGAGAGTGTATTGACCTTTGATAAAGTTAAAGGATTTTCAACTATGGTCTCTAGGGAAATCACAGGAGAATGATAAAGATATTAGTAACAGGACATCAAGGATTCATCGGAAGTCATGTCTTCAGTCATTTATTAGAATTAGGTTTTGATGTTGATGGTCTAGATAGACCAGATGATATTGGAAATTTTGTAGATGTTGGATGTGCAGATTATGATCTTATTATACACCTTGCTGCTTATGCTGCACTTCGAGATAGTATAGAAAATCCAAACAAATTCTGGGAGAATAATGTTGAAAAATCTAAACCCATTTTTGATTATTGTAGAAAGTATGATACTCGGTTGTTGTATGCAAGTTCTGCTGGTGCACATGGTTGGTGGCACAACCCCTATGCCATAACAAAAAAAGCAAACGAACTCATGGCACCACCTAATAGTGTGGGTATGAGGTTTTTTAATGTATGGGCAGAGGAAGGAAGTAGAGTTGATATGCTATACAGAATGTTACAAGAAAATACTGCGAAATATATTACAAGACATAAAAGAGATTATATACATGTAAATGATGTTGTGACTGCAATAGCACATTTAATACCTAGTTCATATAGAGGTGTTATTGATGTGGGCACAGGAGAGTCAGTTTCTGTAATGGAAATTGCAAAACTGATGGGTAGAGATCTTCCTATTAAAGAGGACACACCAGGAGAACCAGATTCTTTATGTGCAGATACAACAGAGTTATGTAAGTTGGGATGGTCTCCCACGATAAATATATTAGATCATTTAATTACATGAACTTAGAAGAAGGATGTCATTCACTTAAATTAGAATGTGCCTTGAGGGATCTAGGATTTGTAGATATTGGATGGAAATGTGTGGCACATGCAGGTATATTTTTTGTACAACCAGTTGGTATTCCCGATGACCCAGAGGGAGACTTACTTGGATATCATATTACTGTACCTTATGCAAGAAATTATAAGAAAATAAAAATGCTTTCAACAGCAAAAAAAGCACTCGATTATGCTCAAGGAATATGAACACACCTAACTGGCAACACCACTCCAAGAAGGAGAAAAAACGAAAACTTAAACCACAAGCTCTACGTTCTGCAAGAGAGAGACGTAGACAGTTATTAAAGTGTCTACTAAACCCTCCCAAGCGGAGGGTTTCTTTGTATAATGAAGTATATCAGACAAAAATCAAATGACAATCCAATACGAAATCAAATCACAACTTGCTAAATTACTTGCCACAGAAGACCTTGTTGTAGAACACAAGAAAGTTGAGACTGCATCATTCAATGTTGTAAGTCGAGTATTGACTCTACCTATGTGGGAAAATACATCAGAACAAGTTGTTGATATGTTGGTAAGTCACGAAGTAGGACACGCACTCTATACTCCGAATGAAGAGTGGTATAAAGAATATAAAATCAATCCAAATGTTGTTAATGTTGTAGAAGATGCTCGTATTGAGAAGTTAATGAAGCGTCGTTATGATGGCATCACAAAAACTTTCTACAAAGGATATACAGAACTACACAGTCAGGATTTCTTTCAAGTCAAGAAAAAAGATATCACAAAACTAACTCTCGCTGATCGTATCAACTTATTCTTTAAGATTGGATCACATTACAGAATTTCATTCACAGATTATGAGCAGACACTTGTAGATCGTGTTGGTTCTTGTGAAACATTTCAAGATGTATTGGAAGTATCTAAGTTAATATATGAATACTGCTTAGATGAAATTGAGAAAAGAAAGCAAGAGCAAGAGACAGAGCAAGATTCTGAATTTGAAATGGAAGGAAATCAAAATGGTCAAGGTAGTGGATCTGGATTTGATGAAGGTGAAGATGGTGAAGGTTCATCTGAAGATGCAGAATCTTTATTAGAAGAAGAATCTGGTGATGGTGATAATGGAGAATCACAAGAAGCAAAATCTTTTGGTGGTGGTATGGGTATTGGTAAAAACGATAGTATGGTTGAGACTGCTGAAAGTCTTGAACAATCCATCAAGAATCTTGCCAGTATGGATGGTCTAGAAAATCACTATCTAGAATTACCTGATGTTGATATTGATCAAATCATTATCGATAATGAAGTTATTCATGGATTATGTGATGCTCACTTTATAGAGATTCGCAAGGATTTTGAGGAAAGAAGTAAAATTCAAGGTTCCGAAAGAGATTGGATGGTATACAGTTTAGAAGAAGGACTTAAAGCTATGGAAGAAGCAGACACAGAGTTTCTTAAGTTTAAGAAAGAAGCACAGAAAGAAGTTAATTATCTTGTTAAAGAATTTGAGATGAAGAAGTCTGCAGGTGCCTATGCTCGTGCTACTACAAGTCGTACTGGTATTCTTGATACAAGTAAATTACATACTTACAAATACAACGAAGATCTATTCAAAAAAGTTTCTATCGTTCCAGATGGTAAAAATCATGGATTGATATTTGTTCTTGATTGGTCTGGTTCAATGGCTCGCGAGATGTTAGATACCATCAAGCAACTTTACAATCTAATCTGGTTTTGTAACAAAGTTCAAATACCTTTTGAAGTTTATGCTTTCACTGAAAACTTCCCTAATGTAGATGAGGAAGGTATGACAAAGCAATCTTATGAAGCAAAGAATGGATTATTTAAAGTTAGACCAGGTTTTAGTTTGATGAATATATTTACCAGTAAGGTTCGTGGTAAAAACTTGGAGAAACAACTAATCAATTTCTTCCGTATTGCGACATCATTTCGTAATTACAATTCACATAGACTTGTTCCTCATGGACTTTCATTATCAGGAACTCCACTCAATGAGTCAATCGTAGCATTACATAAAATTATTCCACAGTTCCGTAAAGACAATGGTGTTGAGAAAGTCAATTGTGTAATTCTTACAGATGGTGAAGCATATCAATTAAACTATCATCAAGAAGTCAAGAGAGAATGGGAAGACAGACCATACATGGGAGAGCGTTCAATTGATAAAAGTTGTTTCCTACGCAATCGTAAGACAGGCAAAACATATCGAACAGGTGACTCATGGACTACATTCACACCAATATTACTCCAAGATCTTCGTGATACTTATCCTGATGTAAATTTTGTTGGTATTCGCATCATGCCACCAAGAGAACTTTCAACTTTTCTTCGCATCAATTGTGATGATTACAATAGTCCAGAGGTTGAGAAGCATAGAATTAATTGGAAAAAAACAAAATCAGTATCAATTAAAGGATGTGGATACCATGTTTACTTTGGATTATCATCTGCTGCTCTCGCAAATGATTCTGAATTTGAGGTCGATGAAGGTGCAACTAAGTCACAAATCAAAAGAGCATTTACTAAGTCACTTACTGCTAAAAAGATGAACAAAAAAATCTTAAATGAGTTTGTAACTATGATTGCCTAAATACTAAAAAAGTGTCTAGTGAAATGAAGACCTATAAAGAGTTCATGCAGGAGAGCAGTCTCTCTCGAATTAAAAGTAAATCTGATAAGGGTGGTATGGCCATCCTATCAGGTTCGAGGGGTGACAAGTCTAAGAAAGAGAATCAAGCAAGAGCAAAGCAGTTAGATAAAGATATTCGGGGTAAAGGTTTACCAGGTGCTACAAAGGTTACTGGATCATATGTAGAGAAAGGTGATGATGGGAAAGAGAAGAAAGTCAAAGAGAGATCTCATGTAGTGACCTCTGGAAAGATGGGTAAGAGAAAATTTAAGAAAACAGTTAAGGCACTTGGTAAGAAGTATGGACAAGACTCTGTGTTGACACAAACTAAAAAAAGTGGTACACTATCAGCAACACGAAAAGGTGGTCTCGGAAAAGATAAAAGAATTGGTGTTGGTAAATTTAAACCACAGGGTAAAAACCCAGAAGGACAATCACAAATCAAAGGTAAAACTTTTACATACGGATGATGACACAAAAACTTTATGATGACTCCAATTGGAGAGAAGAATATAAACAATATACAAGTAACAAAAGGCATCTTGAACTACTTGAGAACGGACCTCATAGTCTTTCACAAGCTTGGTTATTGGGTGCATTACATAATGAATGGAAGAAAATGAAAGGATATGATAAACTTGATCCAAAAGAAAATAAAGGTCAGTTGCAATCTTCTATGAAAGATTTCTTTGAGAGACATAAGGATCAAGGAATCTAACCAATTAAAAAAGTGTCACATATAATGTTGTTTACATGTTAACTTACACTATAATAAGTGTATCGAACAAACAACTACATTATGACTTACATTCCCTTCACCGTTAAAAT